AGATCTCCAACGCAAGTTACCGATTTGGGTAGATAGATTTCGAATTTTGCAAGTTTGGGATTTCTTTGAAAGCTAGTGAGCGCGAATTCACAGGAACCATTTTCTTGCACCAAGGACCCCAACTTATGGAGTCGTTCCATTTGTATTTGATTAAGTTCATCAGCATGAGAACTAGCTGTATAAAATGATACTAGGACTAGTATCGTAGATCGTAGCAGTAGCACAAACACCTCCTTTTGTTTCTACCCACACAGAGTAGTTGACCATTTTGATCGTGTTTACACGTTACTACATCTGGACAAATAAAGTCAACATTTATTTACACCAATCTTTACAGATATATGTCTCTATCCCCAAAACCGCCAAAAGACATTTCTAAGGTGGGCAAACAAGGTGTGTCCATTAAGACACCAAAGGTTAGAAAGCCTGCCGATGCATTTGCTCCACCTTCGGTTTTCTTTGGTAAATCCGAAAATGATGAGCCTAAGCATAAGAATTTAAAAGGTCTTTGGGATTTTATTAACAAAAAACATAAAAAGTAATAAAAACAATAAGTTATAAGTCAAATAAAAAATAAACACCAATCTTTAGGCTATATATAGAGGACTTTCTATGTCAGATCAAAAAAAGACCCTTTCAGCTCGTCAAGCCGCCCAACTGGTTTTGGCTAAAGCTCATCAATTACTAGCTAAGTCCGAGCCTCTAAAAAAGTACGAAACTGAGAACGATCCTAAGTCCGGCATTAAGTACGGCAAGATTGAAAAAGACCAAACTCCTACCGAACGCGATTACAAAGAATACGAAGTAAAACCTGGAAATCATAAGGATTCTTCTGGTCCCCGTGTTGCTAAACAAGTTTCCCCTTCTAAAAATCCAAAGGAAGAGGCTGAGGGCAACAATAAGCCGGACGGTATGGAACCAGAATATCAATTTAAAGATAAGGTTTCCAAGGAGTTAGCTAAAGAAAAAGCTTCTCATATGGTTAAAGCTGAATCTGGAATGCATACCGTTGTTTATAAAGGCTTGGAAAAGTCTGAAAATCCGGATCAAGAAGCTGACGCCGAATTAGGCGAAAAAGTCGAACATGATGTGGAAGAGCACATGATGGAAAATAAGGATGCCGAAGAAAAAGAAGGGCATGAAATTATGAAAAAACCTGGCGATAAAATGGAAGGGGAAACCGAATCCGCAGTTATTCCCCGTTTGATTGGTTCAGCTAAGCTTTCGAAGTTCATGGAATATCGTCACGCAAAGAAAAAAGTTCAGATGGCTCATGAAGCCGCTGGCGCACAAGCTTCAGCTGCTCCTCAAGCCGGTTCAACTCAGGCTGGTCAGCCAGACCCAACTCGTCCTAAGACTCAACCTACAAAAGGTGATGTAAATAAGGTCTAACATGGCTAAGAAACAAGCACAACCACAAATGCAGCTGCAAGAAATGACGCTAGAAGAAGCTAAGGCGTTACGCGCCGCACGCCATGTTGCTGTTCAAAAACCTCTTTCACAAAAGCAAAAGCGCGAAGCTTTCAAAGTTTTTTGGGCACAAAATAAACGCAAATATGGAATGACAAATAAACTAGAAAATGTGTTGTGGTTACACCTAGTTGCAACCAAGAACGACGAGCCCACTCTATTTGAAGCTGGACTCAAAAATTTTGGAATTAAGAAAGTTTAATAGGGAGAAAATAAGATGTCTCAACAATTAAGTACCACGTTTGTCAGTACGAATGTCCCTGGCACATATGTTAATTATCAAGTAAATTCACAACCAGTTGGCGTCGCTTCTTCCGGTATCGTTGTTATCATGGGTGAAGCCAATGGTGGACCAAGCTATAGCCAGACCACGCTTCAAAATAGCGCTTACACACCTGCTCAACTTTCAGAAGTAACAACTGCTTTTACCAGCGGACAACTAGTTGATGCTTTTCGCGCTCTAACTGCACCTTCTAACGACGCTAACATCACCGGAACCGCCACTCTAGTTTACGTTGTTAAGACTAACACCGGCACTATGGCTTCCGCTACACTTCCTTCTTATGGAACTCTAAAAGATGTCAACTGGGGTGTTCTTGGTAATCAAGATAAATACCAAGTACTATCGGTGCAAGCTGAAGTTGCTCCAGCAGTTACCGGAACCACGGTGCCTGCGTTTGGTACCGCTTTAAACGGTATACAGTTTAATCTTCGCCAAAATGGTGGGGCATCAGTTGTAGTAGGACCAATCGCCGGAACCCCAGCAAATATCAGCGCTTTGGTTATCGAGCTTAACACTCTTCTACCTTCTGGCATTACCGCTTCAGCAGGCATGGCTACTAATACTCTAGTTCTAACCACAGCTGTTGATTCAATGGCTTGGGGAAATGGTTGGGGTAAATCGTTTGAACTTATTGACTCAACCCCTGGCGATCTAGCTGCTCTTGGATTTGCCCCTGGTCTAACCGTTTCTTCTGCAGAGCCTGAAGTTGAAATGCAGGACTCTAATGTTAGCCGTAACGTTTCTGAGACTCTTCCTGCTTCAGCAAGCGTTGCTCTTGAAGTTGGTTATGTAGGAACAACTGCTACCTTGACCATAGCTTCTGGAATGCTAACTACTACTGTTACTGGTGGAAGTGGTGCAAACTTAAGCATCAATCTAAGCCAGTATTCAACGATTGGTGTTCTAGCTGGTTTTATTGCTGCACAGCCTGGCTATTCATGCACAGTTGTTCCAGCTGCTAATCAGCTACCTACTTCAGCACTTGATGCTGTTTCGGCTATTGGAATCTGCTCAACTGGAGCAGGTGATGAGCCGGGTCGTGTTAAGACTGCTCTTTATAACTTCGAGCAAGCAATGGCTGTAAGCCGTATTTTAGCGTTTTCACCTACAGCAACCGCTGGATTGCCTACTCCAATGACTGCTCCAGCATTCCTATCAGGTGGAGCGCGTGGACCTACACTTGCTACTGATATCGTTAACGTTGTTAACTCTCTCGGAGCTATTGGTTGTAACTTCATCGTACCTCTTTTCTCACAAGACGCGAGTGCAGATATTGCAGCAGGTCAAACCGATCCCGATTCAACTTATACAATTACTGCTACCAACGAACTTGTTAAAAATGAGTGTATTGAAGAAAGTAATCCAAGCCTAAATAGAAACCGTATTTGTATCCTTTCTTATAATGGAACTTATGCTAATGCTAAAGTTCAAGCTCAGGGACTTGCAAGCTTCAAAGCTTCACTAGCATTTCAGCAAGTAAGCCAAGTTAATTCACTTGGGGTTGTGACGTTGTTCCAGCCTTGGTATGCAGCGGTTGTTGCAGCTGGAATGCAGGCTGGTGGCTTCTATAAAGCTATCGTAAATAAATACGCTAACGTTATTAGCCTTATGGATCCTAGCGGATATAGCTCAAACGACCCAGGTGACACTTCTGATGCTTTGAGTGCTGGATTGCTTCCGCTCTATACTGATGTTGGTGGTGTTAAGTGGGTTTCTGATCAAACTACTTATACTGCTGATTCTAATTTCGTCTTTAATTCAATCCAAGCAGTGTATGATGCCGATTTGATAGCAATTGATTTAAAGCAAAGCTTTACTAATGCATTCGTTGGACAATCACTTGCTGATGTCTCTGCAAGCTCTGCTTCAGCATTTTTAACCAATAAAATGGCTCAGTACATGCAACTTAAGCTTATTGCACCAAGCAACGGGGCGCCACTTGGATTTAATAATGCTAAAATTTCAATTAATGCACCAACTATGACGGTAGCGGTAAATATCTATCTCGCCACGGCGATATATTTTATCCCGATTTCGTTCACGATTAGTGCTGTACAGCAGTCAGCGTAATTATAGGATAAGGAGAAATAAAAATGCCACAAAGCCAAACTTTAACCGGCGCGAGAGTCCAGCTCTACGTTCCCAATCAAACAGGTACATTAGTCCTTGCTGGTATTTATGATACTGTTTCTAAGAACGTTTCATTAGGTACAGAAGGTGTTTGGACCCTTGGTCAATATTCTGCCCATGAGATTCCTATTACATCATATGAGCTTGTTACACTCAATTGTAGCGGTTTTCGAGTTCTTGATCACGGTGTAACCATCATTGGAAACTTCCCTACACTTGCTGATCTTCTTAATTTCAATAGTGTAGTTCTAAAAGTTGTAGATCGTCAAAGTGGGAAAACAACTATGGTAGTCACTGGTGCAGTGCCGAATGCAAATTCAGAAAACTATAACGTCAAAGCTACATCAAAGATTTCAATAAGTTATGTCGGAATTGCTGCATTCAGTGAGAACGAAACTGATGCCTCAGGTAACCCCACTGATGGTGAAGGGACACCAAGCTGGCCTTAATATAAGTTATTGATTTTATTATATAATTTTAAAGGCTTAGTAGAAATACTAAGCCTTTTTTATTTTCTATTTGACTTTGTTACGTATAGTGTTATATGATATATAACTTATGGGAAAGAAATTAAATTACGAAAATGTAAAAACATATATAGAAAATCAAGGATACATGCTTGTCTCTGATTCGTATAAAAATGCTTTCGAAAAAATACACACTGTTTGTCCCCAAGGACATGATTATATAGTTAGATATTATAGTTTCAAAGACGGTCATCGCTGTGCTACTTGTAGCGGCAGTAAGAAAAAGTCTATTCAAGACATAAAATCTTTATTCAAAAAAGAAAACTATATATTGTTAAGTACAGAATATAAAAATAATTCTGGAAAATTGGATGTAGTTTGCCCTGTAGGTCATCAATTTAAGATAACCTATTCCCATTTTTCTCAAGGCATAAGATGTTCTGTATGTGCAGGTAATAAAAAGAAAAATATTAAAGAAATTAAAGAGTGTTTTGAAAAAGAAGGCTATATATTATTGAGCACAGAATATAAAAATACTCATACACCAATACAAGTGCTTTGTCCCCAAAAACATGAATCTCATGTTACGGTAGCTAATTTTAAGCAAGGGCATCGATGCTTAGATTGTTCAGGAAAAAAGAAAAAAACTATTGAAGACATTAAAACAGTATTTGAAAAGGAAAATTATATTCTTTTAAGCACAGAATACAAAAATGCTATTAGTAGGCTATCTGCTATTTGCCCAGAAGGGCATGCTTGTACATTGACTTATGGTGATTTTAAAGATGGGCATAGATGTTTAGAATGTAGCGGACATAAAAGAAAAACATTAGAAGAGGTCAAAAACTATTTTTTTAATGAGAAATACATAGTTTTAAATATAGCATATGAAAATAGTTTAACAGATTTATTAGTTGTTTGTCCATTGGGGCATAAATTTAATACCAAATACCGCTATTTTCAAAGCGGTCGGAGATGTCCTGTATGCAGCAATAGTGGTTTTTCTAAGCATGAAAAAGAAATTTATGAATTTATAAAAAATTTCTATCCAGAAACTATAGAGAATACATATGAGGTTATCTCGCCTCTAGAACTAGATATTTATATCCCAGAACTTAGACTGGCAATTGAATACACAGGGTTGTATTGGCATTCTGAGGAATATAAAAATAAAAACTATCATTATAATAAAATGAAGATATGCAATGAAAAAGGTATTCGTTTAATCACTATTTTTGAAGACGAATGGCTTGAAAGACAGGACCAAGTTAAGAACTTTTTATCGTCTGTTTTAAACAAAAACGCCATAAAATTAATGGCTCGTAAGACAGAACTTAAAGAAGTCTCTAAAGAAGACGCTACAGTATTTTTAAACAATCACCATATTCAAGGCGCTCCCTTAATTCACATAGCCTACGGGCTATACTATAATAATGAATTACAAGCTGTAATCACTGGTAATAAACATCATAGACAAGGTTACAATGAAACTTTTGTATTAAATAGATTAGCCTTCAAGTCCGGTGTATCTATTTCCGGTGGTTCTTCTAAACTTCTCAAAACTCTATTGAATTATACCAAAGAAAACGGTTACAAAAGACTTATCTCTTGGTCCGATAATCGTTGGTCTGAAGGCAATGTTTATGGAAAACTTGGATTTCAATTAACAGAAAATTCTGGCCCTGATTATTCTTACGTACAAAAACAACGAAGGATATCTAAACAATCCTGTAAAAAGAAGAGCTTAATTCAAAAAGGCGCAAAAGGAACAATGGAAAATACTGAAAAAGAACTTGCTATAACATTAAATCTACGGCGTATCTGGGACTGTGGCAAAAAACGTTGGGAAATCAATCTCTAATCCCCCAAACCAATCTTTACCTTATCTCTAGGTGGCTAGGGATTTACTGTTAGTCGTGGGACTAACTTGAGTTAAATACTCAAAAGGATTGGTTAAAATGGCATTTGAGCAAAAGCTGGCAGCAGTTCCTGCCCAGCCTTTTACATCTGATGGTACAGCCTTAGGCGTTGTCACAATCGCTGACACGACTGGTTTCTACATTAAACAACTGATCAATCTTCAATCCACCTCTCAGCCACAAATACTTCTCCAAGTTAAAAACGTTTTAAGTAATACCCAATTAATTGTTGGTCCCAACAATAATAGCCTCAAAGCTTCTCCTAATAATTATACCAATATTACCACTTTTACCGTTGCTCAAGGCTCAACTATCTCTGCCCCAGAACAAAACAACTTTCCTATTCCAAACGACGACCACTATAATACGGTTTTCATGCCAGCTCCTCTTATGGCTGATCGTGTTGTGCCTGTGGATCCTCATGGCAACTTCTATAACGACAACAATCCTTTACCGGTAGCCTTTGATGGTACTATTTCTATCGGCGACGTTACTGTGGTTGGTACTGCTCCCAATCACTACCCTTTAGAGCCTAATCCAGACGGCTCTATTAACGTTATAGTTGAAAATCCTACCCCTAATACTACCGTAGTTAACACCTATAATGAATTAACTGCTGTTGCAGGGGGTGCTACTGTAACTATTGTAACTTACACAGTGCCGACTTTAAAAAAGGCTATATTTCAAAGAGCAGCTTTTTCTGGAGAGAATATAGCTAAATATGATCTTATTATTAATAGCGCTTCCCAAGATACCGCTAGAACAATGTTTGGCGGAGATCTAACGGGCGAATTTAATTTTGAAACAGGTAATGAAACTGGTTTAACCTTATCCGCTGGAAATACCATCGCAGTTCAAGTCTACAATGTTAGATCTAGTTCTGCTAGCTTTGAAGCTAGAATACAGGTACTTGAAATTCCAACGTAATTACTGTTAGTTACAATCTTTAATGCAGGTATTTTTATGACACCTTATGAGTTAAAAAAGCTTCAAGTCGAATATAAACGAGTTAATGCAGCTAGAGAAGAACAAGAACTTAAAGTATACGAAATAATGGAACAAGTTAAACGCATTGAAGCCAGCATTGAAGTGTCCAAACTTAAGGAAGATGAACTTTTGGCTAAAATAGCTGAAGCACAAAAATAATAGTCAATAACATAAGGTATTAATATTATGGCAGATTTTAATAGTGCGTTACCGATCAGAACAGAATTAGTTGGTCAAGTAGTTTACCAAGACGTAATCACAAAGCTTGGTGATGCAACCAATCCGGCTACACAACAAGCGGAAGTTGATACTTTTGGTAGCCAATTTGCTGTTCTAAGAGATGCAGCTGGTAACGCTATTGGAGATCAGCTTTTAAGTGCTAGTTATTGGTTACAAAGCGTTAGTCCTTCAAACGGTCCAACGGCACCGGGTACAGCAGCCGGATTTTCCAATTTAATTGGCGGTCAATATAATGGGACCTTGCCTACTCTAACCACAGGCGAGCAAGCCGCTGTTCAAGTTGATGCGAACGGTAGGCTTTGGGCAAATGTTACAAATCTTCCTACAACTGTAGATACAAATTACGGCGTTGTAGGGGCTTCTACATTACGTTCAGCAGCACAAATTGGTAATGCCGCTGGAGCTGCAGATTTTAACTTTGGCGCGGCTGGCGCTCAAACTTTAAGAGTAGCTGCATTACTTGGAAATGCTTCTGGCGTAATTGATTACAACTATGGTGCTGTTGATGCTCAGACTGTTAGAACGGCTTCTCAAATTGGAAACGCAACTGGCGCTGCTGATTTTAATAACGGCGCAACTGACGCACAAACATTACGTGTAGCGGCTAACTTAGCCGTTAGCGGTGCGAACGTAACCACATCTAATCCAGTTCCTGTAACTGTTGTTTCATCTGTTCCGGGCACTAATATTCAGGACTATCATACCTCAGCTTCTCTTCCTGCAGGTTCTTCAGTCACTTTCACATATACTGTTGTTGCCGCACATACTTTTAATCTAGAAAGAGTATGGTCTTCAGCATCTGGTAAAATTAAAACGCTTGTTCAAAATAATGGCTCAACTATAATGGTTGGCTTTAATAGCACAGCTAACCCGAATATCGATATGACGATAGTTGCCCCACCCACCATCGCTGCTGGAAATACTGTTACCGTTACAATTACCAATAACGACCTTGTGGCATTCGATGTTTACGCCACGATTGAAGGAAATCAGAACTAATCTAAGTAGTTAGATGGGTTTTATGATATAAGGAGTGTATGGCTGATCTGACTGGAGTCAACGATACATTACCTGTTCGATTAGGGGGCGTTAGCTCTACTAGCGGTCTTCCTGATTTTTATGCTGATGTTCTATCCACGGGTCAATTAAAAATTGCTGTTAGTGATGGTTCGGGTAGCGCAATAGGTTCAGATACCGGCAATCCAGGACTTCAGTACTTAAGAACTAGCGCTGTTCAAAGTATAGTAATTTCTACAAATAACTCTTCAACAACAAACATTGCATCCAGCGCTTCTTTTACGGGAACAGCAGACATAGCGGCAGCTCAATCCGCTGTAACCGTAAATTTTATAGCAGACCAACCATGCACTATAGAATTTCAAGAGTCTAGCGATGGAACACACTGGGATTTTACGGAAATTTACTATACGTATGCAAATTTGGGAGATGTTAGAGTATTCCAAAATTGTGCTCTTTACTGGAGATTGGTAATTACAAATACCGGTGCTTCAACAACTACTGTATTTAGACTCCAAAGTTTTTCCATTCCTGTTTCTAACCCCCTCCCTAATTCTCTAACAAACGAAGGCAACTTACAGGTTGCAGCTAATGAAATTTCACCGTTTGGACCAAACGCAGCCCAACTATTTGATGACACCTATGATACTGGATTAGATACGGTCAACAGATGGAACACTCCGATAGCGGCGGGTGGAGGAGTTGTAGCATCAAATACCCCTGGAATGACGGCTTTAGGAACTGGAACTACTGCGAATGGTTACAGTTATATAACTAGTCAATATATATTTCAACAAAGATCGCCAGGCTGGTTGAGATATACAAATGCTATTAATTTAGAATTTCCCATTGTTGTAAATACTTATAGGTTTTGGGGTTTTGGAAATCAAACCGCTACACCTACAGCAGCTGCTCCTATTTCAAACGGCATTGGGTTTGAAGTCGCAACTAATGGAAAAATGTATGCGGTTACATATGCTAGTGGTACCCGTAATATAATTCAAGACATGTCTATTTCCACAGGCAACGCAACCCAGCCAGCGGATTCATTGGTTCATAAGTATTTTGTATTCTTTAGAGGCGATAGATCTTATTGGTGCATAGATAATGCTAATAACGTGGTCGCTACAATGCTAACCGGAGCATTAGGGCCAATCGTAAACGCATTGCCACTGCTAATGCTGGCTGTTGCAGGAAGCTCAGCACCAGTAAGTAGTGGGGCATTAACTAGCAATGCACTATTCGTAGGTGATACAACTTCTTCAACAATCAGAATTCAAGATGGAACATTTGGGTGGCGTAAAACAACTGTAGATATTAATGGAAATCTTTCCACTAAGGATTATTCCGATGGTCCGGTAACTCCTGGCACAGTAGCTTCGACATCTATGTTAGTAGGAGGTCAATATAATAGTACCTTACCTTCTCCTACTACCGGACAACAAACAGCTGTTCAGCAAGATTATCGGGGACGCCTAATACATGCGCCCCAATCTCTTTCCTACTTTCATCCAATATATACAACTAGAGTTCAAGAAGTTCCAGCTGTTACTACAGTTCTATCTACTTCTTTATCGGCTACAATTAGTCCTACTAAAGCTGGCAATACAATAATAGTTTCTGCATGTTGCAATGCAGGAACTTTAACTATAGCAGATAGTGCTTCTCAAAGTTATTCAACAGCAACTACCATAGCGGGAAATGTTACCCAAACTTCTAAGATATTTTATTTTCCTAACACGGCTGCAGGTGTAACTACAGTTACAATTTCGTCTACATCATCTACCGATTTAAACATGATAGTGACTGAGTACTCAGGTGTTCTGATTTCATCTCCTTTAGATCAAACCTCAACTCATGCACAAACATCGGCGACCTCTTGGACTAGCAACGCTACAGCAACAACAGCTCAGGCTTCTGAACTATTAATCGGAAGTTGTATGGGTACATTACACAACAACACTGCGTTTACAGCTGGAACGGGCTGGAACTCTATTGCCACTGTCTTAAACGTAAGAGGTGGTGCTAACCTAGAATTATTCATGGAAGATCAATATTCAACTGCGATTAGCACTTATGCGGCAACTGGAACCACTAGTCAAAGCGATGATGAATATGCAGCTATAGCAACTTTTAAACTAGTTACACCAAACATGGTCGCTCCAATCAATACAGCAACCGTGGTTAAAAGTGGACAAGGTACTTTGGCAAATGTGATTATTAATACTATAGGAACAGGATCAGCTAATGTTACCTTTTACGATAATACTACAAATTCAGGGACTGTAATTGCAACGTTGAATTTAACTGCAGCAGTTAATAGCCTGGCTTACAACTTACATTTTACGAATGGGCTTACAATGGTTGTAAATTCTTCAACAGCAGATTTTACGGTGGTTTATGATTAAAGTTTCATGGACACAATTAAAGCAAGCCATTATTAATGGCTCAGATTACGCTTGGTTTCAAGATGATAACTCTTATACCATTTCCTTATTTACTGGTTCCCTTGAATTACAAACGATAATACCTTTTAGTAATCCCATTTCTTCTGATCAATCAGACTTTGAAACAAACTTTAAAAGTTCTGCTACTAATAGTCCTTTTCAACCTATCGCTCCAAAACCATTTATAGATAATAATGTTTCTGGTACTTTTAATGCTTCTGGACAAACCATACAGATAGACACCGTTGGATGTTCTTCCGTTCAATACGGTACCGTTAGTACTGGGTGGGTTGGAGATATAGTTACTGAATTAAGTTATGATGGAACTAATTGGCTTCCGTGTGCGACGGCAGATACTGATCCGGGTACTAATTTAACCATGCTCGTTTGGGGTGGAATCACAGCACCAGCTTTTGATAACGACCCGTGGGAAGTAAATGTTGCTGGAAGCATGCTTTTTAGACTAAGAGTTATCGACTACACATCTGGGAGTCTACAGGTTATAGTAATCGCAAGCCCAGCTTCTTCTGACATATCTGAACCTTCAAATGATAGGTGGGGTGCAGGTTCGATTGGTGCGTTAAACGCGACAACTTTGGGTGCTTCTGCTGGATGTAGTACGTGTGCTGTAGCCATTACTGGCACTTGGGTAGGTGCGATAACGTTACAGGCTAGTATTGATAATGTAACGTTTCTTAATGTTCCTGTTATAAACATAGCTACTGGGCTTCAGATTACTTCTATTACAGCAAATGGTAATTTTTTAGTTCCGTGTGGTGGATATAATGTTGTTCAAGCACTAATGAGTTCTTATACCTCTGGTAGCGCTGTAGTAACTTTTGATGCGAGCGAAGGTTCTAACACTGGCGTATTTCCTGTCGACGTGCCAGTTAGTTACAGACATTTGACTGGGAATGCTACAACTACGATTAAGACAGGTTCAGGTAGACTTCATTCTATAAGTATAAATAATAATACAACAGGTGGTACTATTACTGTTTATGATAATACCGCTGGTTCTGGCACAACCATCATGGCTATTACGACAGGAACTCCTACCGGTGGGCTATTAAGTAGTTCTGGTCAACCAGGACCTGTACTAATGGGTCCACTTGGGATCAATGGTTTGACTTTTAACACGGGCTTAACTGTAGTCACTGCAGGTTCAACCAGTAACGATTTTACGGTAATATATCAATAAGGAAATATTATGCCAACAGGAACTACGTATAATCCGCCAAATATTGATGCGTTCATTAAGACGGCTTTAAATTTTGATGCTCAAGGCGTTTCAACAACTGCTACCGCTGGTAGCGTAACAAACCTTGATTATGAATTAACCGATGATTGTTTAGTAACTGGTATGGAATTGATCGTCAATGGTGGAAATTACGGCGATACTGCAAATTTACAAATTATAGATACGACGGGTTATTTTAGTGGAACTCCAGGAAAAATTTTAAATCAGTTTGCAACTAATTGGCATGTGGCGCCAATTGCTGACACACAATTTGATATGGCGTATCCAGCTAAGATTTTAGCCACGATGACGCTAAGGGTAGCATACACTTCAACAGGTACTACAAACCCTTTTGTTGCCATTAACTATAAATTACATAAGGTGTTATTTTAACATGCAACAAATAACTGTAGGATTTTCAAGACCTAATGGATGGTTCGAACCCTTTTCATGGTTGATACGTTTAGCGTATTGGTCACCATTTTCTCATAGCTATATCAAATATAGTATAGAAGAAATGAATTTGAATGTCATTATTCAAGCAAGCGGGTTAGTTATAAATTTAATAGGCGAAACTGTTTTTGATTCAAAAGAAATAATCTATAAAGAATTTACATTACCAATTTCTGATGCGGATAAACTCTCATTGGTGGAATTTGGTCTAAATCAATTAGGAAAACCTTATAATGTGCTAGGAATTTTTGGCATGGCTTGGGTAAGATTTGGACAATTAGTTGGCTTAAAACTTAAGAGCCCATTTAAATATAATCAGTCATCAGCTTTTTGTTCTGAGCTTGTAGCTTATATGCTAAAGAATTTTGATAATGTTAAAATTAGCAATGTTTCAGATCTGTCGCCAAAGGACGTTTACAATATCGTATCTAATATTAACGTCCAATCAATTTCGCAGTCATAAAACCAGCACCTACAACCGTAAGTACGCCCAATCCAAAATACAGCCAGTCGTTATGTTTTTGTTCCGACTCAATCTTGTTGAGCCGATCTTGTTCATCACCACTAGTCTTTTCCCACATGGCAATTCTTTGATCAGATGTTTGTAAAGCTAGATCTTTAAGTTGAATGGCAGAAGTCAGATCTTTATTAGCTTGAATCAATTGACCTACGGCTTGGTGGCACTCGTCTGAGTATATGAACGTATGGTTTGGTCCTGGAGTAATCCCTAGACTCCAATCACACTGGGCTTGAGCATTTAAACTAAACAATAAAATAAAACAAATTAATTTTTTCATTTGGATTTATACCAATCGTCGCCTGGGTTAGGTTCGTTTTTTGCTTTATTCGCTAAAGCATCGGCTTGTTGATTATCATCATTTTCTTTGGTGACTAGGGCTTGATCCTCTTTTTGGTCCTTTTGAATTTCTTGTTTGCCTTGATAGGCAATCATAAATTCTTTTAGTTTACGAAATTCAAGAGTAATAATTACGGCTGCTATAGCGAGTAAAAATAGTTTAGATCTTTTATAGGTATCACAGATGTCAGACCAAACGCTGCTTAAGATGACTTTTAATTTAGCTAGCATATCAACCTTCCGATTTAGTGTCGATTTCTTCCACTTCTACTTTTTGACCTTTAGAATTTAAACGCTCTTTGATCATAGATGTATAGTGTTCACAAGCATTTGATGCAAAAAAGCTAACTGCAGTAGCTTTCAAAACACCTTCCCAATTATCTGCTCCAATATACCCCTTGATCCTGAAAATACAGGAGACAATTAAAAGGGCAAGCATAATAATTGTCTTACGCAAGCCTTGGAAAAAATTAAGGAAATTGACAACCCATTCAATCATAATAACTCCTAAACCTATTATATCATAATTCCAAAATTAATCTTTATACCAAGAGGTTACACCATGGATCTGTCTAATACCAGCGCTATTACATCTCTCGTAGAGATGACTTCAGGAATCGGTGGTCTATGGTATCTAGGACTTAAAATAGTCCGAGAAGTCCGTAAGGCTAAAAAAGCAGAAGCTAATAGAATCATTGAAGAATGTAAAGAGCTTGATCTCGTCGTAAAAAGCAAGTTAGAGGCTAAAATAAATATGCTTGAGTCTCAAATGCAGAATTTAAAAAGCAGCGTAGAAAAAGATCTTACAAGCCTTAAAGATAACCACGCGATAGAACTAAAGAATTTATCAGAACGCGTAGAGCAACTAAGATCAGACCTAGCAACACATAATTCACAGATTATAGCATTACTGATGAAAATGGCTAACTAATCGTTATTGTTCCATAAATCCATATGCTCCTACGATTCCCTCAATCTGTAGGAGATCAAATTCACTTAGATTCAAAGTAACATGCTCTGGATCATCCATAAATAAAATTGTAGTAACTTTTACAGGTCTGTTTTGAACCATACCATCTTGGGCGGCTACCATTTTAATATTCATAACTGATAGAGTGACACGAAAATCTTCTTCAGAGGTTTCTCCATAAGAGTGCAATGTCAAAACTCGCATATTCGGCAACATTATCTACCTACCTTTTTTAATTCATTAAACACATATAGACCACAATTATAACAAGCCCAAGAAATACCAATAATGATAAAATCATTCCCCTGGCACTTAAGACACTTCAAATCTTTTTTATCGATTTTAACTAACTTGATATCAACTTGCTTTTTCATTTAGATCAATTACTTTATTAAACGTGTAAATCATAGTTTTCAATACACCAAAATGAATGGCGTTATTTTCATATTTAATCATTTCTTCTATAGAATCAAGCACCACATCGCTGCTAAACCCAAGGCTATTAACCATATAAAAAACGATGTCATTGAGGGTGCCATAAAAACGTTCTCCATTCTTCAAATCAATCACCCAGCGGTCCTCGAATGGGTTATATAAATCGTAGCCATTGGGGCTGTATTTATCTAGCATAAAACATATCTCCTGCTATTTATAATAGATCAGAACACAAAAGAAGTCAAGAAAGATTTTGTTCAACTTTTGCAATTGACAATCCATAATATATGGATATTGCTTCCTCTAAGCATTTTACTGCATGATCGATCAATGCTCTAAATTTAATTTTATTAAATGGATAAGGAGGGGTAAAACAAGACTTAATTATTTTTTCTTTCCTTGTATTTATTAAATCATATTTTTTATAACCGTGAGCATTCAAATTATCTAACAAGACTAGAAAACACTCTTTTCTTTTATTTCTATCTGCGGATATAACAACATAATAAGCTAACCAGCTTTTAAGAATGTCATCAAAAGATGGTGATTTTGGTATTAAATTAATACCACGTATTTTTATCAAAATTTCGTTTTCGTTGATTTGTGGAGTTTTTATAAAATCTTCAACGTGAAAAGATAATTCTTCTATTGAATTCCAATTTTTAGAGCACATGATGGATACAATTTCTAGGGATTGTATACCTTCCTTTTTTAATGTTTTAAACATTTTTTCTATTTGTTTAAAATTAAATTCGAAACTGTAATTACGCAAAGATTTAGTATAATTATATATCTCTTTAATAAATGCATAATCGGGATCTTCTTTTTCTCTTTTTTGAATTATCAACACACCAGATAATTTTTTCATAAAAACTTCAATTAAATCGACACCGTTATAACGATTTTTGTAATAGCCGAAACTTGAGTCTATTGCATCGATTAATTCATCAATTTCATATTTTTTAACCAGTCTTCTAATTATTTTCTCTTGTTCTTCTTTCAACTTATTTGGCGATAAATCATTTATATATTCTATAATGCTTTTTGCTTTTAATCCATTTACACCTGTTAGAGATTTATGCCATTCCATCATCATTTCTAGCTGAGAGCGGCGATTTTCAAGATCTTCTAGTTGTTTTCTTTGTTTATCTAGAACAGTATTTTCAGATAATAATCTATCCGATTTACCAGAATTACAATCGAAACAAGACGTGACTAGATTGAGTATATTATTATCACCACCGTTACTTACAGGATTTATATGATCAACTCGTAATAGAACGTCTGGAGCGGTTGCTCCACAGTATTGACACCTGAAGGAATCTCTTTTAAATATTTCAAATCTTAATTTCTTACTAATATTTTTCCTGCTCATACAGCATTCCTATATTCTAAGTCTTCTTCTATATTTTCATTTCTGTTGATTTTCTCATATAATTCTTTTTCTTTTTTGATAGCTTTATTTTTAATCATATTCAGATTACGAAGTTCTCGTTCTTCATGCGTAAGAACGCATTCGCCATCTATCTGGGCAAAGTTTATTTTATAGATATTAGTTTTTTGTTCGTGTTGGCGAGATATAATAGAGATGTAGTTTAGTTCTTGAAGAGTTTTTAAAGCACGTTTAACCGTAGAAGCGTGTAAATTACATTTAAAGCCAATAGTTTCATGGCTTTCATAATGACTGTCTGCATTTTGCCATCTGAGCAAATGCAGCATAACTTTAAGAACTGAAAAAGGAAGTTTAGAACTTATTATTTGGTCTGGTACTTTAGTGTAACCAGATTTTAGATCTGACATTCAACTACTCCTAGGCACAAAAAGCCGATGGTAAGGATCGGCTCCTACCTTACCTAGGAGGAGTCGAACATTTATTACTCACAGATCTTATATCATAACTCAAAAAGAGTCAAATAAAAAGTTTATTTAACAAAGAAGAGGCTGTGGGTAGCCCTATTGAGTTGGCTTTACGAGTCCAAAAGAGGAGGCTATACGTGCTCAAAAGAGAAGGCTTTTTGGGGGGTTCACCAGTGAGCTACTACTTATACAATAGACTAATACAGTTACTTCTACATTTTTACTAATACAGTCCAAATAATTTATATTATATAAAGATCTTTGCTTTCTCTCTGATTATATCAATAATACAGTCATTTTTAATAGAACTATTTTCTTTGGTTCAGAATATAAGTCAAAATATAAAAGCTATGTATAGAAATTTTTGCGCTGAAATTCCAAAACCGCATCTTGATCCCATTCCTAATACCCTATGAGCCGCGTTTCCTTGCCCGCCATTGCGTTTCAACCCTCTCGAACCTATCTTGGCTTGTTTTTTCATTCAGAAGCCCATCTGAGTCAATTCTAGGCGATCTTTTTGGGTTGTGATATAATACCGACATGGAAGATAACAAAACACTACCTACAGACATAACTTTAAACACCGATGGTTCGGCAAATTTCCAGCTCGCCTATGAGTCAGAAATCCTGGGTACTGTTACAGGCCCGTTTGTGTTTAAATGCCAACTCTCGCCTTTAGAGTTCTTAAGTGTTGGTAGAGAAAACCGTAATCTACTCGGAACCAATGTCAAAGATGTATCTAAGACCGAGTATAACATCGGTTTATATCTATCTCAACTTAAAA